GAATACTTTTCTCATTATATGGAGACTTGGGTTGGTTGAAGTGCTGCATAGCGTGTTCCGAGGCTCATTATTACCTGATTTCGCTGCACGGTCGTGTCGCACGCCACGCATGGCATGAAGCCGTACGGGGTATCAATTGGCACCGAAGAATACAAAGGCATAATGGCGTCCGCCCCGAATGGGGAAATCCACAAATTCGGAAGCGGCGGCTGGGCCTGAGATGCTGTTTGGATCGTTGGCATTAGCAGGGGTTAAGTTGTCGTGCGGCACTCGTTGCGCTCTTGGCTGCGAGTATCGCTTTAGCGGTTGCCTGATTATAGGCATCTTCCGGGGAAATAAACGAGACCGCAGATGCCGTTGCGGTTGCGGTGATTGATGGCGCGAATGTCTGGCAGGAGTCCGTATACGACTGGGTTGACTGAGAGACGAACGAGGTCTGCTGCGGCGTCTGCGTGCCATCGTTGGGGCCGGGAGGAAGATTGAGAAGAACCGTGTCACCTATTTCCTCGACAACGCACACCGATGTCTCGTCGGAATCTGGAGTTCCTTGGGATTTTTCCGACCAAGGGTTCATGTACATTCTGACCGCCTCCACTCCGCACTCTCCACACCATTCAACCAAAAAGCTGAACGCCTTGTCGATACTTGGTGGGTATTTCGATTCGCAGGAGGCCTTCTGTGGGTCTCGATTAGTGTTCTCGGTGACAACTTTCCTATATTGGTTTCTTAGAATTCCATACCCTGCAATTTGGGTTTCAAATCCAGAGGTGTTGAATTGGTAATCCTCAGTCAGACCGAGTAGCCTGCGGTTGAGAATTGGCGTATATGCCCCCTTGCATCCCCTGTATGAAACCTGTAAATCAACCACTCCGCCGAGCTGGGTAAGATGAACCTCCCCGAATTGAAGCTCTTTCATGTCCAATCCATCACCGAGAAGAGCGGTTTCCATTTGGCAGTAAATTCGGTTGTTTAGAGTAGAAGTTGACCCGTCCTCGTTGATTCGGAGGTATGAATCGATCCGCTCGGGCAGGAAGCATTCCCAGACAGAGTTGTATGAGCCGTTATTACAGGGCGCATAGTCCACCGAAAAATGAAATATGCGATGCTGGTTGTTGACGATCCCAGTTGCCCATTCGATTGGCCGTGTTCCATTCCAGACTCCGCACCACGCAGGAATTCGGCCCTCATTCCATTCGCTCGCTGGAGCGTAGTCCAAAACCATCGTCTGGCTTGGTAGCGTCTCGAGATATGGAACCGTCATGAGTAAATAGTTTTCGAAGCTTGCGGCACATGTCGAAGAAAGGTCGCCGGGAGTCAGTCGTTTAATCCTGTTCATCTCGGCATCTTTATAGAGCACCTGAGAGGACAAATATGATGCGGCAGCGACATCGGCCGAGACCAGTCCACCCATGGAATACCACCAAAGCATTCCGGCCTGAAATGCTAGTGACTTTCCGGCTATGCATCCCACGGTCGGGTAAACCGTTGACTGGAAATTTGGGGTTGTCTCCCAAGTCGAGCGATCAAGAATTCCAGATGCCAAAGTGTATGTCTTTCTATCGGTGAATACGAAGAGACTCTCGGATGTATTTTGCTCCACATATCCAATCATCCCGGTAATCGGGCGAGGGAATGAGAATGACCCCCTTCCCGATCCGCTCTGCCACTCAAGCCACGACAACGGGTCTGCAAGGTCTGATGCTATCACGATATTTCCCGAGGAAACCCAGAGCCTGTTGCCTGAATAGGCCATCCAGAATCCAGTTGGCATCGTTGTTGACGTGGCGCCATTGGTGTCGCTGCCGTCCCAATATGCGGGCTGATTGATCCCGTCCTGAATGACAACGATGTTGTAAGACGGTGTGATCTGTGTCGTGGAATTTGAGCCAGAAGAGACAGTGGCGCTTTGGGTTGCAATGCAGAATGAAAGTTCCTGAACATTGGAATCGAGCGTGATATTTTGCAGTCTGTACTGCTCCCAGTCGGTTGGCTGGGTTAACTGGAATGGGGCAAAATAGACCGAGCCATCCACGGCAAAAACAAGGTAGTCCAGCTCGGTTTCGTTCGATGTTCCGCCATTGTAATCGTAGATCGTTGCCCCATACGAGATGGTCTGGTTATTAGTGGTTGTTGTTATGGGGGCTGCGGCCTGCTTGTTGGCGGCAAAGAAGCATCCACCCTGAAGGTTGCCCGGCGGAAGCGATAGCCTCTGGGCTTGTCCGGGTCTCGTCTGAAAGATCGCTCCCCTGACCGTGCAATTTACCGCCCACTTTGCCTGATCTTCAGGCAAGTTCCACGGATTGCGAAGTGAGTTGACGCCCTTTTCCCAGTTGGATGTCACCTTCTCAAGTTTACCGGATGAGATTGATTCGGATTTCATTACATCATGATGACGCCTTCGCCGGGAGCCCAAGCCACCTGTTGAAATTGTGGGGCCTCCATAGCGTGTCCAGAAACAGAAGTTTGAAGGTTTCTTAGATAATCATCAGCTCTCTTCCAATAGACTGCCGCCTGATCAACAAAATCTTTGTCTTCAAGGTCGACCGCATGCACAGCGCAAATAAGAGCCCTGCTTTGCTCCAGAGGAATGTAATCGTAGATCGATCCGATCGTCGGAGCCTTTGCTCGATACATAATCCTAGCCCAAGCGCACTTTTGCCCGATCCGCACCCTGCGGTACTGCGGATTAGTCTCGGTTGGGTGGTACTGGCCGATGAGTGCCATGTCATTTGAGCGACCGTAATCGAATGCGTAGAGGCTTACAAATCCCTGCGTGAGTGGCTTCTCGATGTGATTGACAGCCTTCACGAGGGTTGGAGGGAAAATGGCATCCAAGAAGAATGTGCTGGCCGTGGTATTCCCGGTTGTCACATAGCTGAGTAGTCCGGTTGGGCCGCCAGCAACGGCCTCGGCGTACGTCTGGTAAAGTGAGAATGTGTTCGGGTCTATTCGCGCTATATAATAGGTAGTTCCGGCAATTATAGATGGGTCTAAAACATCGCCGCTGTTCGGCCTTGGCACAACGGCGGAGCCAGTTGGAAGGGAGGAGTTATCACACGTGATGGTCGTTGATGCTTGAGCTGTAAATGAGTTCACGACGTTCGTGAACATCGCCCCCGTAGGTACGGATGTAAGTGTAACAGGACTTCCGCCCTGAGTTAGAGAAATGTTTGATCCATTCAAAACCACAAGATAAGGCGTCGTCGGGTTGGCCTGAAGTGGAGATGGAAGAACACCACCCGCACTTACTGAAAATTGCACTGGCTGTCCGTTCTGGAGGTATTGAACGCTCGACGGGTTAATTAGGCTTTGATAGGGAGCTGCCTGCCCGCCAATTCTTATAACAAGGTAGGACTGTCCCACGCCAAACGATGTAACGGTCACTTCGTTAGTTAGAAGTGAATCTTTGAAAAACTGAGCCGTGGTGTCCGATAGGTACTTTATGTAAAATGGGTTGACCCCATTATCTATTGGTGGATTAGTGGTTGGCAGGAGGTAGTCCGTCCCAAAATAAACCTGACTTGTGTATCCGTTTAATCCCGAAAAGTTTCCAGTCCACGTACTTCCGGGCTGCGGAGTGAGCACCTCGGTTAAATTCACATAGAGCTGACCAGAGCCAGTGTTTGTAACATCCAATGGTGTTCCGTCTGCGTTGAATATGGTGTATATCCCGTTTGTAGTGTCTATTGGCGGAGCCACAATGTACGCAGCCCCAGCTTGCAATGATGTGGGGAGAGTGCCTGAGCTGGAAAATTGAACCGTTGCTCCACTTACGGGTGTTATCAAAACGGTTGGGGTGGATGTGTATCCAGACCCCAGCGATATTGGCGTGACCGAGATTATAGCACCTCCCCCAACATTAGCCAAACCAATAGCTCCACTTCCTCCTCCACCAGTTATTGTGACAATTGGATTTGTTCCTTGGATATACCCATTTCCGCCATAAACGACCGAATAATTTCCAACCTCAGACAGGGTAAGGGTTGCAGTTGCCGTTGCCGTGGGGCCACTTCCGCCTCCTGCCGTTGGGGGGTCGATGGTTATTGATGGTGGGGAGGTGTAGCCAGCTCCACCATCAGTAATGACTATTGATCCAACCTGAAGGTCGGAGGCTCCGGCACCGGATGCCGTAGATGGAACCATAACCGCATAAGCCTGAGCAGTCCTGATTGCCTGAGTTGATCCCGGCGGAGCGGTGTATGTCGGTGCGGAAAATGTAACATTCGGAGCTGTGTGGTATTTTGTTCCAATGCTGCCCGGTGTATATCCAGTAACCGATCCGGTCAGAATAGGCGTGATCACAGCACCACTTCCAGTAGGAGATGGAACATTAAGTCCGGGAGCGTGAATCTGGCTTTTAAATCCAGTCTGGCTTACGCTTGCATTGATAATTTTTACAATCGAACTAATCCCCGTTCCGGTTCCTGTAACGGAAATTGGATTGCTTCCAGTGCTGGCGTCGACGGCATTTGTATGGAGTGTTATAAGCGTGGAGGCAGTTGACGGAGAACCAGATGGAACTACGTAAACATAGTAGTTCTGAGCTGCAACCAAAGGAGAGGGAAGTGACCCTCCATTATTATAAACCTGCACGGTATCTCCGGTGCTATAGAATATATTGGATATATAAAACTGGGTCTGAGGGGCTATTGGTGTCCTGATGTTGACGTTGAAATTATTGCTATTTCCTGAGAGATAAACAGGATTCGTATTATTATTGGCGTCTGCAATGGTCTCAAAAACCTGAAGGTCTGTTGGGTCAAGCTGATCCGCAAAGTAAATTGCTCCCGGTATGAGCGGAGAGGGAAGCGCGGCGTTTGATATTTCAGTAAATGTTAACCCGTACTGGTTGTTGAT